TAAAAATATTTCTAAACTTTTCTATTTGTACGATGAATTGACATCTAATAAAGGTTTGAATGAATCTATCGCAAACGAATTTATCAATCAAAGTATTACCGCATACGAAAACGCTATTAACAAAATTAAAATTGATGATTTAAAAAATTTAAATCTTTGGTTAGAAGGTAGTGAATATAATAACGAATATGATGTTGTTGATAATTTGTTTTCTACAGGTATAACAAAATTAGAAGAAAAAATTACAAGTAAAAAAACAATTTTAGAAACAATTACAAAATTACCCAAAGAAAACAAAGAAGTTATTGCAGTTCCATTAAAAACTATGGTTAACATTGCAAATAAAACAATCAGTAATTACGTAAGTAATCTTAATGAATCAGATCAAATAAAATTAAAAACTTTATTATCATCTAAGGAAGATGAATTAGTAGAAAAATATAACTCTTTAAAAGAGAGCGTAATCTCTAAATTAGAGAAAATCCAAGAAAAAGAGCAAGATAAAGAAGTAGAAAAAACAATCAACGAAACAATTGAAAAAATTAATCAAGAATCATTTGATAAGTTGGGGTATTTAAAACTACAAGAATTAAATAATAATCTTTAATCGTTACTTTTAATTTTTTGACGATAAATAGCTTTATTAAGGATTTCTCTATTTTTAACTGACTTTTTAACAAACTCTTTTCTATCATTTAAATGAGAGTTTTGTCTCGTTTTGATTACCTTACTTTTTAATTCTTTGAGAGCTCTCTCGATCCCCCCATTTTTTGTTACGTGTACTATTAGCATATTATGTTTTAATATTTTATTTTATATTTGATATATATCACAAAATTAACTATTTTTCAATAAAATAAACATTGTATTATGAAAATATCAAATGAAAAAAGGGAAAACCTCAAAACTGAGTGGATTTAGAAACTCAAAAATTACCTATGGAACAGTAGATTCAAAAAATTTCAAGTCATTGTACTTGAACCTCCAAACTTGGGTAGAACCAAAAAAAGATGTGGAAAATTGGACAAGGGTTGTATTAAATATGAACCGATCAATTAAACACTCAATATTCAATAACATAGATAAACAAATGTTTGATGAAAAATTCATCGTAGATATGGATTTAAGAACAAGCGGATTAGCATTAAAAAAGAAATCATTTATGAATTTAGAAATCAATCTTTATCTTATTGATGAGGTGGATTTCAAAGATTTAAAACTTAAACGTAAATTAAAAGAAATTGTTAAGGGATTATATAATGACGTATTACATAAGAACGATAATTTTAAATTTTACTTAACAAAAAACGGGAATGTTAAACCAATTAAAGTAAAAACCGAAAAAGTTTAGTATTTATAATAAAAAAATACTATGAGCGGTTATAAAATTTTAGGACCCCAAGATTCGGGTAAGGGAATTCTTATTGAATACGATGCAGGATATGTTAATCCTAATGAGGGTCGTAATTTAGATATTATAAAAGAGTCAAGAAATATGCTTGACCACTCTAAACCATTTGAGTTTTATGCGGTATTACAAAAATATGATACCCCAAATAGAAATGGTAGAGTTTATCCTGAAAAGATATTAAAGAGAGAGTCGGAAAACTACAAAAAGATGATTGAAAAAGGGACCGCTCTCTCTGAATTAAATCACCCTGAATCATCGTTGATTGATTTGGATCGTGTTTCTCATATTATCACTGATGTGTGGTGGGAAGGTCCTGTACTATTAGGTAAAATAAAATTACTTACAAGCCCAGGATTTCACGAAAGGGGCATTGTTTCCACAAAAGGAGATCTAGCGGCAAACTATTTACGTCAAGGGGTTACATTAGGTATTTCTTCTCGTGGTGTTGGATCACTTAAAAAAGTGGGGGATCAAAATGAAGTACAAGATGATTTTGAATTAATCTGTTTTGACCTCGTATCTTCTCCGTCTACACCGGGGGCTTATTTATTCTTAGATAAAAACGATCGTTTAAAATATGAGGAAAATTTAGATGAGGATAGAAAGATGAATATTGAAAGAGCAACCGGAATGGAATCTTCGTCTGTTGAAAAAACAAAAAGTTTAATGGATAAATTAACATCATTTCTTGACAAATAAAAAAATAAGTTCTATGATTTAATAAAAATAAAAATTATGGAACAAGGAGAAAAGTATTTTGTGGCTAAAATCACATCTGATTTATTAGACAGTGAATCAGGAAAGGTTAGAAAAGTTAGAGAGGAAAAATTAGTATTGGGTTATACCCCTACTGATGTTGAGGCAAAAGTAACCAAAGTTTATGAACACTACACAATGGATTGGAGAATTACATCAATCACAGAAAGTAAAATTGATGAGGTTATCGACTAAATTTTAATTTAATTACATTTTAATAAAATGGGGGTATTTTTAATATCTCCATTTTTTTTTGTCTCAATGTTATAAAAATGTGAATTTTTTCAATTTAGATACTATTTATATTGTAAAAACAACAAAACTATAATGAGCAAAGAAAAATCATTGGTTGAAGATACTTTCTTACAAATGAAAAATTTGGAAGAAGTTATCAACGAAAATGCAAAAGGAATACTTGCTTCTACAATGAAGGAAGAAATCAGATCATTAGTAAAAGAGTCCCTTAACGAACAAGATGACGATGAGGAGATTGATGTAGATGCTGAGTTTGACGATACTGACGTATCTGATGATGATGCTGATAATGCGGACATTGGTGACGAAGATGATGACGAACTAAATTTAGGCGTTGACATGGGAGACGAAATGGACGATGACGATACACTTGATTTAAGAGGAGCATCGGCTACAGACGTATTAAAAGTTTTTAAAGCCATGGGACCTGAAGACGGTGTAATTGTTAAAAAAGAAGACGATATGATACATTTATCTGATGAGAATAACGATGTTGACTATTTTATCCAATTAAGTGAATCCGAACAAGAACAAGATGAAATCGAAATGATGAAAAACGATGAACTTGATGAAGCTTGGATGGATGAGGAAGAGGATGTTACTGAAACCATTTATGAAATCGTATTAGACGAAGAAGATGGTGATGAGGACGAATTTTCTAAACACATGAGTGGTGAAATGGAAGAACGTTATCATATGGGACGTAAAAAACATACACAAGACGATGATGAAGATGACGATGACGATTTTGAACTTGACATTGATGATGAGACAGATTGGTCTCAATTAGAAGAAGATGAAGAGGAAGAATTTGTTATTGAATCAAAATCTAATTTCAAAGCAAAAGGAGTTGGTATGGGTAATGCGTCTAAATTCAAATATGACAAAAAACCAAATCAAGGACAAGGTTTCAAAACAAAAATGAAACAAGGAACCAGAGGAGTTGGTATGGGTAAAGCCAAATTTGAATACAAAGAAGGTGAAAACATGGAAAAAGGTAAAAACACTACCGTTAAAAAAATGGAAACCAAAGAAGCGTCTCGTACGTTAGGGAATGGTTCTAATTTTAGAAAAGGTGGTTTACCTAAACCAAGAGCACACTCAAAAGCGAATACAGCAATTAAAAAAGAAAGTGTGGACGCAAGAGAATTACAAATTCTTAGAGAAAAAAATGAAGAGTATAGAAATGCATTAAATGTATTTAGAGATAAATTAAACGAAGTTGCGGTATTCAATTCAAACTTAGCATACGCTACTCGTTTATTTACTGAACACTCAACAACAAAACAAGAGAAAATTAATATCTTGAAAAGATTTGATAGTGTTGAAACTCTTAAAGAATCTAAAAATTTGTATAGATCAATAAAAGACGAACTTTCAGATACGGTAAGTAAGGATAGTAATACGATTACAGAATCATTTGAAAGAACTGTTGAAAAAACACCAACATCTGGATCAGCAGTTAATTTAATTGAATCTAAAACGTATGAAAATCCTCAATTCTTGAGAATGAAAGATTTAATGTCAAAAATAAAATAAAAAATAAACAAATAAAATAAAAAACCAAAAAAATGGGAGCATTATTAGAATCAGGTCTTGTTGGTAACATCGGTTTAAAACACCTTAAAGTTATCAAAGAAGATACTATTAACAAATGGGATAAATTAGGATTCCTTGAAGGTCTTAGAGGCCACCTAAAAGAAAACGTAGCACAGTTATATGAAAACCAAGCTTCTTTCTTAATTAACGAGGCAACTTCTGAAGGTTCTAACGGAGCGTTCGAAACAGTTGTTTTCCCTATCGTAAGAAGAGTTTTCTCTAAATTGTTGGCTAACGATATCGTATCTGTACAAGCAATGAACTTACCTATCGGTAAATTGTTCTACTTTGTACCTCGTATCCAAGGATATAATCCAGCAGGTACTGGAAATGAGCACTACGCACCAATCGGAGCACCTAACGGACCTACAGCAGGTGGTACAGGTAACTCAGGACCAGGAGCAGGATATCCTGACAATGCAGGAGCATTCGGAAAGAATCTTTATGATTTATTCTACGAAGGTGCTGAAGCAGGATTAGATCCTCCAGGATTATTTGACTATTCTAAAGGTCGTTGGTCAGCCGTAACAGCTTCAACCACACTTCAAGCGTGGTCAAGTGGTTCATTAGTTGATGCAACTGTAGCAGGTGGTGTACCAGCAGGTGGTGTTCAAATCGCAGCGGGTAACCAAAGAAAATTAATCATTAAAATGTGTGGTTTCGCAGATACAGGAGCAGGTAAATTAATCGGACCTGATGGAAACGAAATGGATTCTGAAACTTTCCTTTCTGACCTTAAAATCTTTACTAATTTAAGTGTATTCTCTTCATCTACAACTCCTTGTAATGTTATTAAAGATTCAAACAACGTGGCTGTTCCATTGTTATTTAGAGTTGTTACTCAACAATACGGTAAAGGTATCGTACAATATGGTAACACTGTAACTACAACTTGGCCAACAGATGGTAACGGTGGTTCATTCAAAAATATCTGTTCTGCAGATGGATGTATCTACTTAGAAGTTGATCTATCTTGTCCAATATGTGCTGACTGTAGTTCTGATTCATTAGACGGTTACACAGGTACAACAATTTTCTCGGCAACTTCTGGTACTTCTTTCGTAGCGGTATTTAGAAGATACGAAGAAATGGAATTTGAAGACAAAATCGGAGAGGTTTCTTTCGACTTGGATTCAGTAACTGTTTCCGTAACTGAAAGAAAATTAAGAGCACAATGGTCTCCTGAGTTAGCTCAAGACGTTGCAGCATTCCATAACATCGACGCTGAGGCTGAGTTAACAGCATTGTTATCTGAGCAAGTTGCAGCAGAGATTGACCGTGAGATCTTACGTGACTTGAGAAAAGGAGCGGCTTGGAACTTACGTTGGGACTACAACGGATGGAGAAGAATTTCTCAAACTACATCTTACACTCAGAAAGATTGGAACCAAACTTTAATTACAGCAATCAACCAATTGTCAGCACAAATCCACAAATCTACTTTGAGAGGTGGTGCTAACTGGATCGTTGTATCTTCTGAAGTTTCAGCAATCTTTGATGATTTAGAATACTTCCACGTATCTAACGCATCTCCTGAGCAAGATCAGTATAACATGGGTATCGAAAGAGTTGGTACTTTAGCAGGACGTTACCAAGTGTACCGTGATCCTTACTTCCCACCAAACCAAGTTTTGATTGGACACAAAGGAACATCATTGTTAGACACAGGTTACATCTACGCACCGTATGTACCTCTACAATTGACACCTACAATGTACAACCCATTCAACTTCACACCTATCAAAGGTATTATGACAAGATACGCTAAGAAAATGGTTAACAACCGTTTCTACGGACGTATCACAGTTGATGGAGTTAGAACATTCGACTTGAGAGAATTGAGATAATCAA